CGGAGCGGTGTAAAGCGCGATGTCCGTGGTCCGTGTTCCCAGCTTACCCTTGTGTTTTGCAGGAATCACTTCCGTGTCGCTGTCGAACTCAAGGTCCGTGGTCCATGCAACGGGCTGCAGCGTCCACACTGCGGTCAGCAGGTCGGCGGCGCAGTTGAGGCGGTGGATCAGGGCCGGGTGCAGGTGCTCGTCGAGTCCTGAAGCGTATCCTTTGAGCCACTCTGCGGTGGCCAAAGGCAGGTGGTTGTCGTCCATCAAAACTTCTCCTTGAAGAATCGATCGATGATCTGGGCCAGCTCGTCGAGGTGGAACTCCCCGCCTTCACCGCTGGCAGCGCTGATCCAGATCATGCCAGGCCGCTCGCCTTGCTTGAGGGTGTAGCCGCCAATTTGGACCTCATCGCCGTCCTCCTTGGCCGCGGCGTGCTTCTCGCACTCCTCCCAGACGTACGAGGCGTTTGCGCGGCCCAGATACTGCTGCTCGCGCGTGCTCAAGTCTTCCCACCATTCTTTAAAAGTCATTTTTCCCTCGCCTTCAGCATGAAGTCAGCCATTATGTAAGCATCAACAGCTATCAAGGATGGCATCCCTTCTGGGTCATTTACCTCATCTTCTTCAAACGAAGTGGCTGCGTCGTAGTGGCGCAGAATTGCCTGCATCGCTTTAGCCGCGAAGTAGTCCCTGAGCGTCATGCCGGGCATATCGGAAGCGCCATCTGGTACTGGAAACGCTGGGCCGCCTGTGTTGTCGCTCATAGCCGTATCTCCAGTGGTTTCTCGTCAGAGTCCTCGCTGACGTACTGCGAGAACAGGGTGATTTCGATGGTGCCGTCAGGCGTCTCAATCACCAGCTCCCGGTTGGCGGCCAGGGCGCCGTTGCTGCGGTGCTCTTTGATGGGGCCCACGCTGATCGAGGTGACCTTGTGGATGCTGAGGTTGAAGTTTTTGCTCATCGCTCCACCCCTTGCAGCTCGTCGGCCACCAGTTGGGCGTAGCCGGCAATGTCAACCCAGCTATCGACGTGGTCCGGGTCACCGTTGACGATGCGGCCGATCTTGTGGGCGATCATCTCCAAGGACTCCCATTGGCTATCAGTGAAGGTCTTGTTGTGCAGACGGGCATGCTCTGACATCGCGCGCTTGATGTCCTGCGTGATCTTGGCGTGGCCAGAGAACTTGCCGTAGCGGCTGCCGCGGTCCGTGAGCAGCGCAACGACGCCCCCGCCCTCGTGGACGGTCAGCGTGGTCGGTGCCTCTTCTTGCTGCACCGGTGCCTCCACTGGAGCCTGTGCCGCTCCCTCTTGGGCGATCTTTTCGGCTTGCTCCTTGATGTGCTTGAGCACCACGTAGACCACGGGCGCTGAGACGCCAAACTTCGTGGCCACGTCCTTGGCCTTGGCGTTGGGGTTCTTGGCCAGGAACTCGCGGACCTGGGCGGTTTTGGATTTTGCTTTTGCAGTTTTCACGGGGGTTCTCCTTAAGTGGTTGGAGGTCAGGGAAGAAGCTTGGCGACGTACGAGCCGGCCGCAAAGACGGCAAGTCCATATACCAAGCAGAGGGAAAAGGTGGCCAAGGGGCGCTTCTTGGGGATGCCCAGCAGTCCTGCTTGAACGAGCTCCTCGTCGCTGTTGAGCTGCGGGAGAGGCTTGTTGTATTGCAGGCCAATGAGTACCTTGCCGGTGTTGTAGTAACGCCCACTGGCAGCTAGGGCTTTAAAGACATCGGGGTTCAAAACGGTGCCTCCTCAAGTTCTTCGACAGGCGCATCGGGGCGCTTCAAGAATTCTTCAGGTGCCTGCTCAGACGGCATGACCCAACGAGTGCCATCCCACTGAGGGAATGGCCAGGGCCAGGGCTGTAACTTGGGGCTCATCTTCTTTCTCCTTTCTGTTCGTGGAAACTCTATCTTAGCGACTCCAATTCTTTTGTCAACTCCTCAACTCTTTTTTCTGCTCTCAGCCACGCTTCACGCCACAAATGGCTCTCGTCAATCTTGTCTGCCGCGGCTTTAAGGTACGGTCTGATAAGGGAGTGGCTTGGGTACTTGGCCAGGTCGCGCAGGATATCAGATAGCTTCATGACTGGGACTCAAGAAACTCCTCCTCCCAGAGCAGCTTCTGGGCCTCGGAGATGCTGTTGGTGATGTCGACATAGCGCAGCTTGTTGCTCGGCCCAATCACCGGCAGCATGACGCGTTTCAAGTGTAGCTCCGCAGGCATTTCCATGCCTGTGAGCCTAATCTCTTCCCAGAACTCAAAAGTGAGTTCTACGGGCAGGGATATCTCCGTCTGGTACTTCATCGGGGGCCTCTTTCTTTCTGTTCTCGTTGATACGTTTAAGGGTAAGTGACTCTTGGTGCGCCTTCTCGAATGCGGGCTTGATCATGTTCACCAGCAATGAGCTCTTGGTGGCCTTGTAGAACAGGCTCATCTCGTGAAGCATGAAATACAAGTCCTCCGGCACAGACACGCTGCGAAAGCGGCTGCCGGCGCGCTTGGATGGCGACGCGCGCATCTCCTGCCAGCGGTCCTTCTTTGGGCGGCCGTTCTTCTTCGGCCTGCCCCTTTTGCGCTTGCGCACGTAGGGCTCCGGGAAAGCCGGAACCACTTTGTTTTTAACCCATGTAGGCATGATTCTCCTTTCTGTGGAAAAAGAGGCCAGGCACAAGGCCTGGCCGAACTAGAGGTTTCCCCCAAGGGCAACTGCAAGAAGCCCTGGGGCAATTATGCCGCGGCCCCCCAGCTCGGTCCAGTCTCAACGTCCACTCGACTGGGCACTTCCAGGTTCACGGCCTTGGCCATGATGTCTGCAGCCTCGCGGGCCTCCTCAATGCTCTTGACCGACAGGGCGATCTCATCGTGCACTTGCAGGCGGATGTCAAAGCCAGCCTTGGCCAGCGCCACCATGCCTGCCTTGGTCTGGTCGGCGGCAGACCCCTGGATGAGCCTGTTGAGGCCCTTGTAGGTGCCTGCACGCTTGATCCGTGAGCCGTATTCAATGACTGCCTGCTCGCGCGGCAGCGCCTTGTTGACGCCCCACTCCACTGGCTCCCAGAGCGGGAAGCGGCATTTGCGGCCCAGGAGCGTGCGGATTGCCCCGCCCGAGGCCGGATGCTCGATGCGCTTCATCACCGCGTCCACGGTGCCCTTGAGGAAGGGGACCTTGCTGTGGAAGGTGGCGATCAGCTCGCTGGCCTCGTCCAGGGGCAGGTCAAGGCTGTTGGCCAGCTTGGCCTTGCCCATGCCGTACATCAGCCCCAGGCCGATCGTCTTGGCCGCCTTGCGTTTGATGCCGGCCATGTCCGCGACCATTTGGTGGAAGTCGGTATCGGGGTTTTCCTTGTACGCGTTGGCCATCTTCTCGGCACCCGGCAGGTCCAGCAGTGTGGCATAGTGCACCAACAAGCGCGGTTCCTGCGAGGAGAAGTCATTCGCCGCCCAAAGCTGACCCTCCTCCGGCAGGAACAAGCCCCGCACCAGCGGGCCAATCACCTCGTGCCGGGCCGGCACCTGCTGCAGGTTGGGGTTGGCCGCCGACAGGCGCCCGGTGACCGTGCCGCCCTCTTCGTTGCGCATCTGGTTGAAGTGGGTGTGAATGCGCCCGTCCTTGGCGCTGTGGCGCAGGTAGGGCTCCAGGAACGTGCCGTGGGTCTTGTTGAGCTCCCGAGCCTCCACGATCATCTTGGCCATGGGGTGCTCGTGCGTGTCCAGGAAGCTCTTGGTAAAGCTCGGCGCGCCCTGGGCGGTGCGTGGGTACTGGATGCCCAGCTTGTCAAAGGCATGGGAGATGCTGGCCGCGGCCCAGATGTCCACCTTCACGCCGGCCTGGTTCTTGATGTACTTGAGGATGTCCTGCTCCTTGGTCCGCATCTCTTCCATCTTGGCCTCGCACTCAGCGCGATTGAAGCGGATGCCCTTGAGCGTGATATCCACCAGCACCGGCAGCACCTCTGTTTCAAGCTGGAAGATCGACTCGACCTCGTCGTTGCGCATTAGCGCCTTGAAGTGGTGCCACAGCTTGAGCGTGAGCGCTGCGTCCTGCTCCGCGTACTCGCCCACGTGCATGGCCGGCAGGCGCCAGAGCTCCTTCTTGGCGTGCACGCCAAAGTCCTGCGCCGCTTCCTTCAAGCCCTGTTCGCTCTTGATCTCCTTGAGGTAGTCAAAGCCCAGGCTGTTCAAGGCGTAGCTGAAGCGGTTCTCGTCGAGCAGCGGCGCGGCCAGCATGGTGTCGTAGATCGTGCCGTTCACCTCGAAGCCGGCGGCTCGCAGCCAGCCGAGGTCGTAGGCGGCGTTGTGCATGATCTTGTCTGCTGGCGTTGCGAGTACATCTCGCATCCAGCGATCAACAATCCGGCGATCAAGGTTACCGCCACCGCCATGAGCAACAGGAAAATAGCCTGCCCAACCGTCGACGGCCACAGCGTAGCCCACAATGTAACCGTCGTTGCGAGGCCAGCCAGGGCCCATTGATTCCATGTTGGGATCACACGTTTCGAGGTCAATTGCAATCTCCTTTGCTTCACTGAGGTTGGGAAATGACTGGGGCGGCACCCACTCGGAAATCCGGGGGAACATGGACATGGTCTTGGTGTCGCGCTTCATAGTCGAAAGCCTTTTTGCTCATTCTTGGGCAGCACAACATGCAGTGTCTGCTTGGCGCGGGTGATGCCCACGTACAGCAGCCGGTTGATGTCGTCGGAGTTCTTGTCGTAGTCCTTGGCGAACTTGGTGGACAGGTCCGTGAGCAGCAGGACGTTGTCCGCCTCCCCGCCCTTGGCGCCGTGGATCGTGGACAGCTTGATTGGCACGTGGCCCGTGAGCCGTGTGTTGCGGCGCAGGAGCGAGATCAGGTAGTCGCGCCGCTCTTCGCTGATCTTGGTCAGCGCCTTGTGCCAGATTTCTGTGGAAAGAAGCCCATGCTTTTCTTTCAACAGATCGAGCGTGTAGCTGACGGTCGTGTCGGCCGTGCGTAGCATCTTGTGGCCGTGCTTGATGCAGCTGCTGTCGAGGTACTTGTAGACGTGCTTGACGACCGGGTAGGGCACCTCGCCGCCCTTGCGCAGCTTCTCCCAGCCCAGCACCGCGGTGAGCACTGCCTCGCTGACGCTGCGTTGGCCGTGGCGCTCGAACAGCAGGCCCTGGCTCTTGATCCAGTCGTGCATGTCGGTGAGCATGTAGTTGGTGCTGGCCAGGATGAGCCAGTTGCCGGCGGTGATGTCGACCTGCTGGAAGTCGTTGTAGTAGTGGACGCTGCCCGCCTCCTCGCGGGCCTTCCAGACCTTGGGCTGGCGCTTGCGGATGCGGTGCACCACGCGATCGGCCAGGGCGTGCACCTTGGCCGGGACGCGGTAGGACTGGTCGAGGACCTTGATCTGGCCCTCGAAGTTCAGGAAGCTGTCGACGTCTGCTCCGGCCCAGGTGTAGACGGCCTGATCGTCGTCGCCTGCCAGAAAGCAACGCTGGGCGCGCAGTGCCAACTGCTCGACCAGCCTCCATTGCAAACGCGAGAGGTCCTGCGCCTCGTCAATGATCAGGGACTCCAGGCGCGGCAGGCGCTCGGGGAACTGGCAGGCCTGCTCCAGCAGGTCGGTGAAGTCCAGCAGGTTGCGGCTGGTCTTGTAGTGGCGGTAGGCGCGCTCGACGTACTCGAAGTGAAACCATTCGATCTCCATCTGCGACTGGTTGTAGTGGGTGCGCAGGTCCAGGCCCTTGATCCGTGCGATGTTGATCTCGTTGAGGATGGGGTTGTCCGCCTTCACGGCGAACTCTTCCTCGCCGCTCTCGATGGCAAGCTCAATGCCAGCCTCCAGGGCAAACTCCCTGTAGTGCTCAGGCGCCATCATGTCCTTGGTGCTGATGGCCAGGCACCGGTACGCTAGGCTGTGCAGCGTGCGAAACCACGGGAAGTCCGTGTCGGGGTTCAGGTGCGGAAACTTCTGGATGGCCCTGTCGCGCGCTTCGGTGGCCGCCTTCTTGGTGAAGGCGAAGTAGCCGATCTGGCTCGGATGCACTGAGCGGCCCAGCTCTGTCTCTACGATGCCGAGCAAGAACGTCGTCTTGCCGCTGCCGGGTGGGCCGAAAACTTTGGTGATGTTCATTCTTCCTCCCACTCGTCCGCTGGCCACACCAACACCGGCGTGTGCTCGCCCACGTAGGCGCCTTCGATGTTGAACTCAATGAACTCGCGTGCCTCTTCGTGCGTCATGCCCTGCTTGATCAGGTTCTCCCTGATCTGCTCGGCGTCGTACACCAGCGCGCTGCACAGGCCCCTGTCCCGCCAGACCATTGCAGGCCCGATGATGGCGTTGTCGTGTCCGTCGATCTTGAGCATCAGAATGGGCTCCTCTGGGTGCGTTGCTCGGGCGTTGCGAATGGGGCGTCTTGCCGGTCAAAGCGCGGGATGCGCCAACAGCGCGCCGCTCTGTTCTTCAAGAAGAGGCTTATGGGCTCGCCCCCGAGGTCGCGGATGCGCTGGGCCATCTTGGGCGCGGTCATGCCCTTGAAATTGTTGCGCACCAGGTGCGCTTCGAGGTCCTTCATGCGGAAGTAGGTCTTGGCCTCTTCCTCGTCCGTCCACGGCCGGCCCATGAGAATTTCATCGCGGTCCATGGCCTGTTGCAGGTGGGTGCAGAACTCTTCAAGTAGGTCGTTGAAGCGGCCGGTGATGCTGGTGTCTTCGCTGGCCTCGGTGATCTGCTCAGTCTCGACCATCTCCTTGAGCAACGCGTTGAGGAGCTGCTCCCAGTCTTGCTTGCGCAGGGTGGGCGGCAGCAGGTTGATCTTTTCAACGCAGGCCTTCTGAAAGGCTGCCTGGGCAAACAGGCTCTCAGTGTCGAGCTCGATGCGCTTGCCGTTGATGTCGAGGAACCACAGTGGCGGGTCGCTGTTGTACTTGGACAGTGAAGACATCTGCGGGGCGTCTGGCCCGTGGGCCCCGATCCCATGCTTGCGTGTCCTGCACAGCCCGCTGTTGCAAAAGCTGTTGAGCGGCGCGTCCTTGCACTTGTAGCGGTAATCCTTCTTGTGCAGCTGCTTGATGATGACCTGCAGCTCGTTGTTGGGCAGCGGAGGCGCCACGTACTTGAAGTTGTGCTCGGACAGGGCATTGTCCCAGTTCACTGGGTGCACCTTCTTGAGGTAGATGCCGATGTTGAAGAGCGCGTTGTTGCGTGTGCCCTCTGGCACGCCCTGCGCGCACAACGCTTGCAGGCACGGAGGGCCGTCTTTGATTGGGTGGTCAGCCTGCTTGGGCTGCTCGGGAAACTGAAGGTCTGTGGGCTGGACCCATTGGTCGTAAAGGCCGTAGAACTCTTCAAGGGTTGCTGCTGTGCCATCGTCCTTGATGGCGTAGCGCATGGTTTGGTCGCTGCCGAAGTAAGGCAGGTTCAAGAAGTTGCCGGTGTCGCCGCGGTCGACCAGAATCTCTGACTGCTTGGGGAATATCTCGCGCCCTGCTTCACCCAGCAGCGCCGCTGCGGCCTTGAGGAACCGCTGCATCTCCGAGGCGGGGATGGGGTCCTTGACGAAGAGGAAGACGTGAGCGCCACCAGACTTGCTGCGGCACACCACCATGGGCAGCTCCAGGCTGCGGATTTTCTTTATGAGCCCGGCGTGGTCCAGTGGATACTGGTCAATGTCAATACAGCCCCAGATGCACGTGTTATCCGCCCTGATCGGAATAATCCCCAGACTCGGTTCAGCGCCTTCAAGGTGTTTGGACCAGAGGTCGTCAGTCGGTGGCTTGCGCACCACGACGGCCTTGCCTGCCTGCTTTCCATCCCCTCGTGAGGACTCGATTTTGTATGTTCCATAGGCGATGTCCAGGCCGGAGAAGATCGCCTTGAACCTGGTGATGTCAGTCATTTCTTCTTTCTTGTGAGGAGGGGCCTACTCATGGCCAGGCGGGTACCCGTGTGTTGCCTCCTGGGAGCTACCCAGGATGACTCAACTATCAGTGACCCAGCCACTTTCGGCCCCAAAATCAGAATGGCGCTGGCCCGTTGCTCGTGGCGCCCGACTCACTCTCGTGCTTGACCTTGACATCACCCGCGCCGACTGACTGCGCGAACGACTTGGCTGCGTTGTAGATGTCCGCACTGCCCACATCGCCAATGCGCTGAATCTCCCAGCCGAACCACTTGCCCTTGTCGTTGGACTCGGCCACGGTGGTCAGCATGTACATCTGGCTGTACATCGGCGGCGTGAAGAGGCCGTTCTTGCCCGACATCTTCACCGACTGCATCATGGAGTTCCACTTGCGGCTCTTCTTGAGCTGCGTGGACTTCATGGTGATGAGCGCCGGCTCCGGCACGCCAGCGGCGTTGACCAGCATGACGTAGTAGTTGGCCGTGTTCTCGATGTAGTTCCCGTTGTCCAGGTAGTCCTTGTTGTCGCCAGGCTCCTTGTGAGTCTGCGCGAGGATGTCGCTGGTTGCGGGGTAGATGTGCACGGGTGCACCGCTGCCCTGGCCGCGAGGCGCCCACTCAATGTACTGGCGCACGTAGGCGCACGGCACAACGGTGATGCCCTTCTTGCCGTCGTAGAGCTCGCCGGTCACAGAGTTGAGGATCATGCCCGGCAGCGCGCCGTCCACTTCCCCCACCTCAGGGCTGGTGCTGGTCAGCAGCCGCAGGAACGGCAGTGCATAGTCGTCCTGCGTCATGCCGTCAAAGCCGGCGCCAGCGTCCTGCTCCAGGTCGCTCATGATTGCCAGTGCGGTGCTGGCCTTTTGTTCCGCGATCTCGTTCTTTGCCATGATAAATTTCCTTGGTTCACTTGGTCTTGATGGTTGCTTTTTGGCCGATGTACACGCCAAACAGCTCTGTGTCGACTTGGTC